GCCCATACTTTGGTCTTCTTCGCTTTCTCGAATCTTTCTGTCGGTAGGAATAATGCAGTATCCCACTCTGTTGAATCTATTTCGATAAACTTGGATCGAACGTGTTGATTCAGGTAATGTTTAAATGTCGGTTTAAAATACCTAAACTTGCTAGCACTATTTAGTAGATCATATGTCAACTTCAGCTTGGTAGTATCATCATATCTAGTATTATTTGTCAGGTCGTACAAACCGTCCATCAATTTTGCTCGTAGCTGTGGCGGCAAGTAATGTAAGTTCATTCCGTAGAATCCACCTTGAGCTGGTCCAACCATAAAGATAAGAGGAAACCTGTCATAGTAGGGAAGAGTCTTTGCGGTTTTTGGTTCATACTTGAAGTGGTACATCCTGCCAATCAATACGTTTGCCTTTCCCAGACTGCTCTTAATTATATTGTCTGGGTATACGGCAGCACTTCTTTGGTCGCGTGCCTTTGTTCGGTACCAATCTCTTGCTGCCTGCGTGCGAGCTGGTATCTGCCCCTTTCGGGCACCAGCAGCAAGTATGTCGTCAAATATAGTAGCGATGATTGTGGCCTCTTGTTATATACTATTTAGCCTTTTTGTAGAGCTCCTTTTCGGTTAGTATTTGAAATTTCCAGTTTCGGTCTTTACAATATTCCATTGCAGCTTCCCACTTGGCTTGATTGACACCCCATGTCTTCACCTCATTTAAGTATTTCTTAGACATCCTCTTTTGCGCTTTTGGTGCGCGAGTCTGTGCGTGAGGTTTGACTTCAATCATTATAGTTTCTTTGTTTACTGTTTTTATCAGGAAGTCGACAAAGTATCGGTGCTTCTTTCCATCAATTGGTGAGCGGTATCCTATAGGAAAGGGTTCCGAAGCCCACCAAAGTATATCCGGATTTTTGTCAAGGTAAGACATCACGTTCAATTCCCAACTTGAACGATATGTTATCTTTGAGGAGTCTCCTTTATATTTATCAGGAAACTTACATTGATATTTGCCTTTATAAAAATGAGTCATATTTTCTCTTATAAATAGTATATCTTAAAGCAATATTTATAGGCATCTCTACATGGCAAAAATAAACCTCAAACAACTTACAGCTGCTGGGAAATCAATGGCAGGGCAGGTTGGTGGAAATTTAGAGAGCTTTGCAGGCGCAGCTGGCAAGGGTTCGTTCTCGGCTTCGGCAGGTCCAAATGGTGTGTCAATAAACGCCAACTTCAATGAACTGGTTAAGAAAAAAACAACGGGAAATATGATAACGTCGCCTTTGAATCCGTTGTATTCTAACTCTAAAGTCAAAGAACCGATTACATTTCCTAGCGACTTGACTAATGAACACTATATGATATTTAGTGTAATGAATCGCAAGCGAGAAGATAGAAAGTCTTCTGTGGTTGAAAATGCTATTCGTAATATTGTTTTGCCTTTGCCGAATAATTTAACAGCCACTTATGGTGCACAATATGAGAACGAAAGTCTGGGTGCTCTTGGTGCTATGGCAGCTGGCAGGGTATCGGCAGCGCAGTTAGGTCAAGGTATCAGCGATATTGGTTCGATAATATCAAACAAGATTGGTTCAGCGGTTGGCTCAGTCAAGTCAAAAGACAATGACGGTATGTTGAAAGCTGCGGCAATAATCACTCCAATCGCAGCTACAGCTGCAGCGGCAGGTGGTGGCGGTTCAGTGGCAGGAGGTTTGGCTGCTTTAGGAACAGGCGGTTCTGTCCTTTCTGGTATTGGTGTTGATGAAGGAATAGCAATTAACCCACACATGGCAGTATTATTTAAAGGTGTTGACATGCGAGAGCATTCTTTCACCTATAAGTTTATTGCTAGAAATGGCCAAGAATCCGAAACTCTTCAAAAACTAATCGCAGTTCTGAAGTGGCATATGCACCCTGGCCATGAGGCTGGTTCGCTTTTGTTCAAATACCCTGATGAATTTGAAATAACATTCGCAGATGCTATTGCCGCAAACTTATATAGGATAGGCACTTGCGTCCTCAAGTCGCTTTCAGTCAACTATAACGGGGAAGGGATGCCATTGTTCTTTGAGGATACTGGACAACCCGTCTCCATTGAGATAACTATGGCTTTCCAAGAAACTAAGATAATCACTAGAGGTGATATGGATACTGGCTATTACAACGCAAGTTCTTCTAAACAAGCTGGTGAAAGCTAATGTCAAATTACTTCTCATACTTCCCAAAGACTGCGCATGATTTGACAAAGCGCGGACAAACAGTCCAACTGACAAATATCCTCCGAAGGTTTAAAGTGAGTTCTGATACTGCTCAAAGAAGTGATGTATATTACAAGTACGACATACAGGATGGAGACCGACCAGATACAATCGCAGAGAAGTATTATGGCAATGCTAATTATTCTTGGTTGGTGACACACTTTAATGATATTGAAGATGTGCGTTTTGACTGGCCATTAAGCACTGTTGATTTTCGTAATTATGTCATAGGAAAATATGGATCAATATCTGCGGCAGAAGCGAAGGTACAAGAGCATAGAATTTATTTATCTCGTATAGAAGCAGGGGCTAAAGTTCCTGCAACTGCTACGACCAAATATGACGGCACCCGAATCCAAGAACGTGTAGTCGTTGTTGATGCTGCCACATACGCTACAACCAGTTCCAGTTACCAGAAGGCTGCTGTCTCTGCATATGACTGGGAGTTGGAGAAAAATGAATCAAGAAGGGCGATCAACTTGATAGACAAAAGATACTTGGGAAAAATCCGTGACGAAGTTGAAGATGTACTGAGGAATGGCGTCTAATGTCTGAAGGAATTTCGGGATACAGAAATCCTGGCGATATAGATATTCGAAGATTTTCTCTGATCTCTGCGAGCGGTCAGGTCATCGACCTTAAATCACTTGCGGTAGACTTCAGTGTTTATCAAGATTTGTTCGAGCATTTTATACAATGCGACCTTGTGTTAAATGATTCCGTTGGTTTAATTAATACTTTGAATGGCGATAAGGATTCTAATATTCAAGGTGGATTTACTGGTGGTGAAATTTTAGTTGTTTCTTACAAGTCGAATGATGATACGCTCGAATATAAAAATCACTTCTTTGCTTTATATGAGTTGACAGATAGGAAAAGAATTGAAGAAAGAAGTGAAGTGTATTTTCTTTCAGGTGTCAGTATTGAAGCATACCCTGCTATGTCAAATAAAATATCTAGAGCGTATGGTGGCAAGGGCGGGAACCTTATCTCCAAAATGGCGAGCAGTATAATTAATGAGTTCGTCTATACGGATAGCGTTAAGGCATTACATAGAAACTACAAAGGCACTGTCGGAATTCGCCTAATAAAGAAAATTGACGTGGACGAAACGGTAGGACTACAGAATTACATAATTCCAAATTTAACTGTTGATGATACGTTGGACTTTCTCGCGAGCGAAGCCGACTCCCAAGATCATATACCATACTTTATGTTCTACGAAAATAGTGAAGGGTTCAACTTCAAAAACCTCAGCAACTTAATTAAGCAGGAAGTCAAAGAAGAGTACAGTTACCTCCCATCAAATATGGACGAAGGTAAAGGGTCGCCCAGTGATGAGAATTTCGATAGAACTAAACTGATATCATTTGATGTTATCAAGCAAAGTAATGTTATAGATAATATTCAACAAGGATTGTATAGGTCGAAAACAATTCATCTAGATATCCTGAAGAAAACGAAGCGAGAAGTCATATTCAATTATGATGACTATGCTCCTAAGTTTACCAAACTACAACCATTCAAAATAAATGGAAGCCTTGACACATCTCCAGTAGTGAGAATGGTTACGAGCCGCAAAGGTCATGATGTCGATGCACTGTTTATTGATGAATCTCCAAACCCTACGAAGAGTAATGAGGTTATGGGGCAGAGCGCATCCTACGGTCAGCACATATTCAATACTGTAATTGAGGTTTCTCTTCCTGGAGATAGCGAACTTGATGTCGGAAATATCATTCGTCTTAGCATACCCTCCGCAGCCACCTCAGCAGACCAAGATGGGGATGAAGATAAATACTTGAGCGGTAAGTACATTATAACAAAGTTGAGACATATAATGCTTGACGGAACTGATTCATTTACAACTATACTTGAGTGCGCAAAAGATACTGGCACCAAACTTTAATTAACTAGGAGAAATATAATGCCAATCCCAGGATCAATAAGAGAAAAACAATTCTTATCTGAAATTGCTGAACAGAATGTTGCCCCACCTGTAGCTGCTCCAGAATTTCTACAGGAAATAAAGGAACCAACTCATGACCACGAACTATGGGTTGAAGAAACTGAAAATTGTGATTGCGAAAACTGCGAGTGCGATCCTTGTGAATGTGAATAAGTGCAAGAAGAAGTAGCGCATGAGACAATTTATCGGTAAGGGTGACTTCGTTTGGTTTATTGGAGTTGTCGAAGATAGGAATGATCCAGCCCAGCTCGGGAGGGTGAGAGTCCGCACATTCGGCTTGCACACAGAAGACAAAGACCAAATTCCTACCGATAGCCTTCCTTGGGCAACGCCAATCAATAGCATAGAATCTGCTTCGATCAGTGGAATAGGAATATCCCCGACAGGAATGGTAGAAGGTTCTTGGGTTGTTGGATTCTTCATTGATGGAGACCGCGCTCAAGAACCTGCTATTGTCGGCACTTTGGCAGGCGCACCGAATACAAGCTCAAATCCAAATATTGGGTTCAATGATCCCAATGGGGTGTATCCAAAATATCTTGACGAGTCTGATGTCAACTCAAGGGCACGTGGGGTAGCAATACCAGCCATTATCCCAGAGGTTGATAAAATAGATACTCCGGTCTCGCCTTATAATCCTGTGTACCCAATGAACCACGTCAAGTCGACGGAGTCAGGTCACTATAAGGAATATGATGACACTGCTGACGCGGAAAGAATTAAAGAGTTTCATAAAAGCGGTTCATTTTATGAGATATACCCAGATGGAACTAAAGTTACAAAAGTTGTTAAAGACAATTACACAGTAACAGCTGGTGATGATAAATTACATGTCAAAGGGAATGTTACTATATATGTAGATGGCGACACGAATATTACAGTTGCGGGAACTACTACTGTCAATACACCAACGACAAACTGGACTGGTGATATAAACTTGACAGGCGATCTGAATATTACTGGAACCTCTACCGCATCAGGTGATCACGTTTCGGCAGGAATATCTGGTAAGGGTCATACTCATAAAGATACCGAAGGACTAGCTGCTGGTATTTCCAGCAAGCCACAATAGGTGATGATTAATGGCCATTAAATTATTAGACGAATCAACCTTCTCGCTTAAAATTGGAGGCATTGAAGTTGCCAATACGACAAGCGTAGGCACGATAGGTGGACAACTAGTATTCGGCGATTGGGTTATCGTCAACGAATCTGGTGAGTTGGTATTCAAGCTGAACGGTGTTGTTAAGATGCGTCTTAATACATCTGGTATCTCAGGAGTCTCGGATGCGGTTTCCACCTTCAAGACTTTCACATTCACCTCAACAAATAGTGCCAACTCATTCTCTGGTACAGATGATGATGGGACTACTCTAACATATACTGCTGGGAAGGTCGGTGCTTATTTGAATGGCATCAGGCTGGTGGCTAATACTGATTTTACTGCTGTCGGTGGGTCTACCGTTAATTTTATTGATGCTACTTCTAATGGAGACATCATTACAGTAGAATCGTTCTAAGTTACTCTTATAAATAGATTATCAATTGATGCTTAATTAGAACAGTTGATATACATTTAAAGGGTTACATTTCTATTATACTATATTATTGAAAAAAGTAAAGGTTTATTTTATGAATACTCACGATAGTTTAACAAATTTATTCGAAACGTACACAGCTGAAAGCGAAAAGTTTGAATCTGGTAATAAAGCGGCTGGCACCAGAGCAAGAAAGGCATTAGCAGAAATAAGTAAGTTGTGTAAAGACAGACGCAAAGAGATACAAGAATCTAAGAACACATAAAGTAGAGAGATATGGCTGGCAAGACTAAAAATAAAGAAATCTTCAGTGATCTGGATTTGGGGTTCTATGCTCATCCTATCACTCAGGCTGTATCTCGGAAAACTAATAGGGACTCAGTGCGACAATCTGTTAAGTCCCTTGTGTTGACTGATTATTTCGAAAGACCATTCAAATCAAATATCGGATGTAGCATTCGGTATTATCTCTTTGAACTTTTCACTCCAGCAATAAAACAACAAATGGAGCGTGCTATCCGAGAGGTTGTCACAAACTACGAACCTCGCGCAGATATTGTCGCAGTACTTGTAGAAGAAAGTCCTGAGACACACGCACTTATCGTTTCCGTAGCATTTATGATAATCAACGATCCCGAACCAGTCATCTTAGATGTCATACTAGAAAGAGTCAGGTAATGTCAGCAAACACATACTTACAAGTATCAGAGTTAGATTTTGACGATATACGAAAAAATCTAAAAACTTATTTAAGCACCCAAGACCAGTTTAAAGACTATAGTTTTGAGGGTTCAGCCATGGCTGTCCTCCTTGACGTTCTGGCATACAATACTCATTATAATGCATATTATTTGAATATGGTCGGTAATGAAATGTTCTTGGACACAGCGCAGCAAAGAGACTCTGTAGTTTCCCGCGCTAAAGAGCTGGGTTATGTTCCGGTCTCATCTGTAGGCTCGCAGGCTGAAATCGCCATTAGCGTAACAGGTGTTGACTCAACGATCATTCAAATTACTGTTCCTAAGAATTCCAAGTTTACGACAACTGTTGATGATGTGACATACACATACGTCACCCCTAAATCCACTAATATCGCAGCGACTTCGGCTGGCGTGTTTAATGGTTCCTTGACAATTAAAGAAGGCGAGCCTCTGGCGCACACGTGGACTGTGAGTTCATCTAATCCTGTTAGATACATTATTCCTAATGCTGGAGTTGATTCTACAAGTATCACTGTATCTGTTCAAGAATCTTCTGCTGATAGTACTGTTGTTGAATTCTACAAAGCATCAAATATCACCCAAGTATATTCCACATCTCCAATCTATTTCATAGAGGAATCTGCTGACGAGAAATACGAAATAATATTTGGTTCTGGTTCTTTGGGTAAGACTTTGAAAGCTGGCAATATCGTCAAGGTGGAATATCTTGTGAATAATGGTGATGCCACTAATGGTGCTGATTCGTTCAGTGTTGATAGTTTGAATATCGGCACTTCTTATACTGCTGCGACTATTACCTCTGTGACTTCTAGTGCTCTTGGCGGTCGCCCACAAGAAACAGTTGAGTCAATAAAATTCCAAGCACCAAGAAATTACCAAACTCAAAACCGAGCTGTTATTGCTGCTGACTATGAAAGGATTCTTCTTTCTGAAAATCCAGACTTACAGTCCGTTATCGCTTATGGCGGTGAGTTAGCAACCCCAGCGGTATTCGGTAAGGTGTATATTGCGGTTAAACCTTTTGGTGAGAAATTTGCTACCAGCAGCAGGAAGCAGTCAATCAGAACATCTATAGTAGATAGGACACCACTAGCTATTGACCCAGTTATCATTGACGCTGACTACACATATATTATTCCCACCATAACCACATATTATGATGTGACTAAATCTACATTAAATGACAGCGCAGTTGAGGTTAATGCCCGTGCGGCTGTTGCTAAATTCGCTACAGATAATCTAGGAAGGTTTGGTAAAAAACTCAGGTTCTCTCGATTCATAAGAACTTTGGATGATGCCTCTGGAGGTCATGTCTTAAACAATGATGCTTCTATTAAAATTGAAAAAAGAATCACCCCCAACTTAAACAAGGCTGAACTGGTTTCGTTAGATTTCAATAATCCTCTCCGTACTGGTACATTGGATTCTTCGGAATTTACATATGAGGGATTCTCGGCATTTTTAGGTGACGACAGCCTCGGCAAAGTGAGTATCTTTCGCTACAATGATACTAAGGAGCGTGTCAATATCGTTCCCAGCGCAGGAGCAATTGACTATGAAACTGGACTGGTTACTGTTGAGAACTTTTTGCCAACAGCGTTCTCTGATCTGGAATTGAAAGTCAAAGTCTCCCCTGCGAATTTAGATGTCATACCTGTACGGAAGCAAATATTATTGTTAGATTCCGTTGACGCTGTTATTAATGTTGTTGGTGAGCAGACTTAATTATGATAAAAGCTAAACTTTCGTCGATCGTAAAGAATCAGTTCCCCGCATTCTTTCAGGAAGAAGGTGAGAACTTTCTTGCTTTCATTGAGGCATACTACGAGTACCTTGAGCAAAACGGGAAGTTGACTGACGCATTACAAAATCTCGAGGAAAGCAGGGACATCAACACAACTCTTGATGAATATATCCAATATTTCCAAGATACCCTTTTGCCATCAGTTCCGCATGAAGTTGCTGCTGACAAAAAGCTTATGGCCAAGTATGTAAAATATTATAACGTAACTCGTGGGTCATTAGCATCATACAAGTTGATGTTCAGAACAATATACAATGAATCGGTTGAGGTAAATTACCCTGCCGATCAAATGCTTAAAGTTTCCGATGGTGATTGGAACCTTGACAAATATCTCGTAACAACTTACGATATTAATAATTATAAATTTATCGGAAAAACGATTCAGGGGCAGGAGTCGCGCGCTGAAGCATTAGTTGAAGATATAGTTGGTAGAGTGATTCGTAACAGAGACGTTATGCAGATAATTGTTTCTAATGTGAAGGGCAACTTCAACCACCAAGAACCAATTCGTATTCTGAATCAAACAGATGAGAGCACTGGACACGTTCCTTTGGTTGAAGCTGGTATATCTAGAATTGAAATTATTTCTCCTGGTGGTGAATATTCTAAAGGCGACGTTGTTGATTTGTTGTCTGATAAGGTTGGTGATTTCGGTAAAGTAGTTGTAACTGATACGATAGACCTTGGCGGCTCGATCACATTCTCAATCGCGGATGGCGGTTCAGGTTATACTTCTTCTGGCGGTGGTGTGGATCAGGGCGAATCGATAATTTCTATTATCGGTGGTGACGGGCAATCGCCAGCAAGTTTTAATCTACAACAAACTGATATTGGCGACACATTTGCTATATCTATGAACACCAACTTAATTGGTGCCAACAACACTTATGGCTCTGGCGGTGCTAAAGTAACCTATGCTGACGCAAGTACTGGCATCATGAATACCTTTGCCAATACAATTATTGGCGCAGCGAGCTACGGGTTTCCAGAATACGCTGAAGTGCCTAGTAACTCAGTATATCGAGATAATGCAAACGCTGCAATCAGAATAGCAAATTCCGCGCAGATAAGCGTTGGCGATTCGTTATTTGGTGTGACATCACAAGCCAACGCTATTGTTGTGGAACTTGTTGACGCGACAGCTGGTGCGACTTGGCTTCGGGTTGACACATATAGGAACTTCGCGACTTCAGAGACTGTCAAGATCGACACCACAGCTGGCGCGTCAGTCGGAACTGTTAGTGCCTTTCAAAGTAATACTGTCGGTGGCCACGTTCTTCAGCTGGGGCGTCTATCTTCAGTAAATATAAGCGTGGGCGATGAACTTGTTTCTATCTCCCCATTCAGCTATGCTGCAAACACAGCCGATATGATCAAGACAAATGAAGTGACTCATAGCTTCGGTGTAGTTAAGAAGATTGTTGCCAACATAGTCAACGGATATGAGCACAACCCAACAGCGAATACTACCCTTACTGGTACGGTGAGCACATCAGCTAATACTGTGACTGGCTCAGGAACCGCATTCTCAACAGACTTTGCCGTGGGCGGGGTCATAAAAGCTGGCGGTCAATCTAGTCGAAGAATTGTTAGCATAGCTAGTGATACCTCTCTAATTGTTTCTGATTCTTTCAACCCAACTTTATCTGGCGTCGCTTATGGTAAGGGTGGCGTTTGGAGAGACCTCACTACTTACAGAGTTTGTGCCAATAATACCGCGAACACATCTAATCAGTTCCACACTGGTCCGATGGCTCCCTTCATAGAACTTGATGGCGTCCGTGCGGTCGGTTCGGCAACGGTACTTGCTAATGTAGCGTATACTTCCTCTAATACTGTTTATGAGAACCGTCATACAAAATTAAGCGATTCATTGATATTCAAGACTACCACATTCGGAACAATCGAAAACCTTTCTAATAAAGTTGGTGGAGATGGATTCAGTGTTGCTCCGACCGTTCAAGTCATTGAACCTAATATCGCGATTCTTGGTGTTGGTGAGTCCTACATCACTATTGAGTCTGATGATGCTAATTGGGGAACCGCAAATAGTCAGGTAAATGGTTTGGATACTAATGATTCTGTATTCCAAACTAGCACTGGTGCGGGTGGAGGAATTAAGGCAGGTGCTGGAAAGAATTTAGCACCTCAGACAATAGTTCTCGCTAATGGAACATACCAAACAACTGTTCGCATTTGGCAAGACTTTCTACAGAGACATCCAGGAAATATATCTTTCGCTAACAACGCAACCATTACTCTTAATAAGTATGACTCATCTATAGTTCCTGGGACAGTTGATGCTAGGACAACAACTAGCGTTGGTACAGCTAAGATAGTTAAAGTTGTTGACGAAGGGATTTTGGGTCAGAATGCTAAGATCACTCCAAGCGTTGGTGCGAATGGTACTATTACTGGTGTGCGGGTTATTGATTCGGGATACTCATATGATCATCTCGAGCAAGTTCGTATACAAGAATCATCTCACCCAGATGCTACGCAAGCTGTTGTGAGGTTGACACTGAAAAATGTAGCAAACTCGGAAGGATATTATTCTTCATCAAGAAGTCATGTATCAACCAAACGCGGTTATATTCAAGACAGTGATTTCTATCAAGAGTATTCATATCAAATTGTTTCTCCTCTTGCGCTGAAGCGATATAAAGATATTGCTTTGAAGTTGGTCCACCCTTCCGGACAGAAATTGTTTGGTAAGTATCAGTCGCATTCTAATGTTGCGTTGGATGTCATTACATCAGCCAACAACAGTACTAGAGGAAAGGGCAGCGGAACTGTAGCGTTGAGCAATTCAAACTTTAATGTTGTCGGAACTAGTACGACATTCATGTCTAAGCTTGCGAATAATGGTACGATATTAATTGAGGTTTCTCCTGAGAAGTACTATAGAATTCCGCTAAATATAGTATCAAGCAACACTCTCGCGAACACTAAAGTTCAGTGGGCTGCTACTGGATTAGCTGCAGCTAATGTTTATTACTCGACAGGATCGATTTCTTAATGTATTATAGATACGCAACTAAAGATTTATCCATCAATAATGCACAGGCTTTTGTTAAAGCTTTGAACGCGGTAGATGGATCATCAAGCAAAAAATCAGTTATACTTTATGCCGTAATGGGAAATACAGTTGACTGGGCGGCTGAGCCAGACCCAAGTTTTGTTGTAGACAGCGAACAGAATTTACACTACGAACAGCACAGAAGGTTTATTGGTGCTAAGAAGATTGATGTCGGAAGTGTATCTCATGTTGTACCTAGACACGATTGGATTGCTTCTACAGTATATGCTATGTATCGCGACACTGATACTACAATGTCTGACAGGCAATTTTATGTTCTTACTGATCAGTATAATGTATATAAATGCCTTTACAACAATAAGGGTTCGGCATCCTCCGTAAGACCTACAGGGTTCTCCACGCTTCCTTTCACAACATCTGATGGATATACGTGGAAGTATATGTACACTATTTCACTCGGCGAAGCTGATAAGTTTCTAACATCAGTTCATATGCCCGTGAAGACTATTGTGACACCTGATTCTTCACCAGAGCAGACGCGCCAAGCAGCAGTCCAAAATGCTGCGGTAAATGGTTCTATTGAGATTGTGGAAACCGTTGCTCTTGGTTCTGGATATTTTCAGGTTGCTAATGCTGTTGTTGAGGTTGGCGGTAGAACTACTCTTAAGATTTCAGGAGCAGGTGACGGTGGTGCTTCCCCGATCCAAGGATTCTATAATGGCTCTAGCGTTTACATTTCATCAGGAACTGGCGTTGGTCAACTTAGAAGAATTACCCAGTGGTCAGGCGCAACCAAAACATTGACAGTAAACACTGCTTTCACCACAACGCCAAATACAGACTCGCGAGTGATCATTTCACCAACAGTTACTATTATTGGTGATGGTCATAATGCTCAAGCATATAGTAGAGTGAGTTCGGCAACTGGTGCTATATCTAACGTAGCAGTAATCAGCGTCGGCTCGCAATATACTAGAGCGAAGGCTGTTATCACATCCAACTCAATCCATGGATCTGGTGCTACCGCCAACGCAGTAGTGTCACCGCTCGGCGGTCACGGAGCAAATCCGGTTAGAGAACTGGCTGCAGATAAAATCTTGCTGAATGTTCAGTTTAAAGGTAGTGAAGGTGTTTCCTCTACTGGTGCTGGTTACATTCCCTCAAATACTGAATTCAGAACTTTGAGTATATTGAAAGATCCCGTTCTTAAAGTGAACTCAAACAATGTCCACGTTGCCGTCGAATCTATTGCCAATACATCAAATAGTCCCGCAACATTACGATTCACTTCAAGAGCCACTATATCTTACACAAGTATGGACGGAAATGTTCCCGTCAACCCCTTTGTGGTTAATGATATAATCACTAATGAAAGAAATCGCCTTGCGGCAGAACTTGGTACTCTTGAGTTTGTAACTACTCTCGGTGCAATCGCAAGAAAAGGTGCTTCGTTAGTTAATGCTGTTCAGGGTGCTAATGCCCATATCGTATATATTAGAGATGATGAGACGCAAACTGATTCATCCTTCTACAGTGTTTACCTAAATAGTGTACAAAGTTATAGTAATCATGTAGCATTTACAAAAGACGATATTTTATTGAACAGCTCCAGCGAAACTCCTGTTGCTACGATAGAAGCTATCCTTGGTCCTGAAGCTAATACGTTCTCTGGTGAGATAATATATACTGAGAACATTAGGGCTGTTGCAAGAACTCCAGAACAAATAGAAGATATTAAAATCATTCTAGATTTTTAAAGGTAATAACTAAATGACAATCGAGACAAACCTCAATCAAAGTCCTTTCTTTGACGACTTCAACGAAACGAAGAACTTTCATCGAGTACTTTTCAGACCAGGATATGCTGTTCAGGCTAGAGAACTGACGCAGCTCCAATCAATCTTGCAGAATCAAGTTGAACGTCTTGGTTCCGAAGTTTTGACAAACGGAACAGTTTTGAACGGTTGCGACCTTGAACTTCAGCAATGGCAGTATGTCAAACTGAGAGATAAAGATGCGAACAACAGAGTGCTGTTGCTCAATGACTTCTTTTCTTCTGGAGTTATCGCTAATAGTACTGTTACTGGTGCAGCGACTGGTCTCACAGCAAAGTTATTGGCTGCGGAAGAAGGTTCTGAAGGTAACGCTCCTAACTACTTGAGTGTATTTGTTTCGTATACAAACTCTGGCGCGAACAACGCAACAAAGTCATTTAAGGATGGCGAAACACTAATATTTAGAAACTCTTCGTCTTCTACATTTTTGGTTGCCGCTAATACTATAGGAACTGTTGCTGCAATGCATATTCCGCTACAGGAGTTGGTATCGGTGCTGCAGTAACTGGTGGTACAGTTTACCACAAAGGGCATTTCGTTAGATCTCCTGATCAATCTGGTGTTGTTAGTAAGTATACATTAACTCCTGATGTCCGTGTTGGATTTGAGACTACTGAATCATTAGTCGACTCTAATCAAGATTCGTCACTATTAGATAACGCTTCAGGAGCAACCAACTTCTCAGCACCAGGAGCATCAAGACTTAAACTGTTGCCAGTAATTAGAACTCGTTCTCTTACTGATGCTAATACAGTTGGCTTTATGCCATTGGCCGATATTCAAAGCGGTCGTGTGATTAGAAATTATACCGATACCCAATATGGCGAACTCCAAGAAGAACTAGCCCTGAGGACTAGGGAAGAGTCTGGTGATTATGCATTATCCCCATTCAAGGTTAATGTTGAAGAGCATCTGCAAACTGCTGTTAACGGTGGGGTATATTCCGTCACTGAGGGCGGCGACCTTAATAAATTGGTTGTTGAAGTAGAGCCTTCCATTGGTTATGTTCAAGGTTACAGAACAGAACTTACAGATCTATACCGAGCCAATATTGCTAAAGCCACCACCTATGAAGTTACAAGTGATGTCATTATCGGTCAGAACTTTGGCAACTTTGCTATATGTAATGAAGTTACAGGTACTTGGGATTTCCAAGGACTTCGCTCAGTTGACATATACTCTTCTGCACAAGATATGATTACTGGCAACTACGCCAACCTTGGTTCAGTAACTGGTACTAAAATTGGTACTGCTAAGGTTCGCGGCTTTCAGCATCATGAAGGTGTTTCCGGAACTACGACTGGTAAATTCAGAATATACATTTTTGACATGAAATTGAATGCTGATAAAAGTTTCGCTGAAGCTCGTTCGTTATATGTCAATAATGTCTCTGGACCAGATTCATATGCTGATATTGTTTTAGAGACTAGTGGTGTTGCGAAGTTACAAGATTCCAACCTCAATACTTTAGTGTTCCCTATTACAACTACTGGTACACGTAAACTTGCTGACGCTACAGACAGTACACAAACACAATATGTAATGCGAACTGAGAAGACTGTATCCTTTACCACTAGTGGCACGGCAACGGTTTCGGCCAATACTGCTCACACAGGCGGCACTGAAACAAACAATGATACTGGTTCCCCGTTATCTTCTGTTGATGAGAGAAACATCATAATTGTAGCCAAGAGTGAAGTTACTACTTCTCCAATGACTGGTAAGGCACAACAAACTGGCGCAACAGTCACTGGCACAGCTGGAACAACCTTCACCACACAATATGTAGTTGGTGATTTCATAAAGCTCGCAGCACATCCGAAGCAAAGAATCACAAATATTGCTAGTGACACATCGATGACAGTTTCGACAAGTCAAAGTTATGCCGCCAACGCGCATTCTAAAGTATTCCCAAGCGGACACATTTTCAATACTCAGTCAAACGGAACAATTACTTCAAGTGGTTCTTCGCACGCTATTGATCTACAATGTGCTAATTTGTCTTCTACCTTTGCTGCATCTGTATACTTCGATCTCTTAAGAAGCTCGTCTCGCCAAGCAAATAAGACTGTTAACAAGAATAAGAATATTCACATTGACACTGGTAGTCATACCGACAGTAATGCTGGTCCATGGGCACTAGGTGTTTCTGACGCTTTTGAGTTAGTATCGGTTCATTCTGGCGCAAATACTTCTGTAACAGCTGCTACTGGCGAAGACGTGACAACGGATTTTTATATAGATGATGGCCAACGCGATTCCCTATATGATACTGCAAGGCTCGTTAAACGACCCACCAGTACGTTGGACACGACTAATATAGGTCTCCTTGTCAAATTCAATTACTTTGGTAGAGACCGCTCTGCTGGCATCGGTTATATGAGTGTTGATTCATATCCGATTGATGATGCCAATCCTGCAGCCGCAACTACAATAACCACAGCAGAAATCCCGACATACGAAACTGCTGCTGGTAATATGATGGATCTTCGAGATAGTGTTGATTTTAGACCAATCCGAGCTTCTACTGTTACACCACACGCAACAGCCACAGCTGCGGTCGCGCCTACCAACCCAGCGGCAGGTACTGTGTTTGATATTGATAGTGATGGTGTGTATTTCCCTACACCTGACCAGAATTTCCAATGTGATGTTCAGTCATATTTGCCGAGATATGACTCAGTAAGTTTGTCATCTAGCGGACAAGTCAGTATCGTAACTGGCGCACCGGAATCGTCTCCGTTTGTTCCAGCTAGTGCCCCTGATGAAATGAACTTGGCCATAATCTACATCCCCCCATACCCATCACTTTCGCCAGTAGCTGCTATGCACTATATGCGTCCTGATGTTGAAGTTGATTTACTGCAATCTAACAATCGCAGATTTACGATGGAAGATTTGAGAGGATTAGAGGATAAAGTTGAATATCATGAAAGGAGCATCCAGTTGAATACTTCTGAGATTGCTGCTTTGAGAATGAGCGTCCTTCGTTCTGATGATCCTGATGGCGCACCTGAACCACCAAAGGATTCTATTAATACTGACCCGAACGGATCGAAAAGCTCGTACAACACTTTGCGTAGTTCTGATTTGAGTTTCTCCAGAGATCCGTTGAGGTCTATACCTACTCTAGAAGATATAGAATTGTCTCTTCAAGCAGGTAGCGTGAACACTACTGTAACTGATAATAAGATTACTGCTGTTGTCACTGGTGGGATTACATTAGTGTCACAGCCTTTCGCGACTAGTAGAATTTCGGTAACAGTTTCCAAAACAACTCCTTCGAAATTGTACAACGGAACTATGACATTAGCGCACCCTCTTTGCACTATTGCACAGTTAGCGGTGCCATCACCTGCTCCCCCAGCTAGAATTGTCCCATTGCCATACCAAACACCAACACCAGCACCCTACTACACCATAGTTAATCCTGGAATTGGTGCCATTAGGGTTCCATACCAGACTCGGCCAACGGGTCGTCATGGTGGTTGTTTCGTTGCTGGCACTCAGGTGTTGATGTATGATGGAACTACCAAGTCTATCGAGAATGTTCAGATTGGTGAAATGGTTTATGGTTATAATGGTGAAATTAATGAAGTGGTTGATACACATCAATTCGAAGCTGAAGATAGAGTTATTTATACTATTAACGAACAGTTAGAATTGACTGAATCGCATCCAGTACTCACCTCTGCTGGCTGGAAGTCGTTTAATGTGGAAGCAACTCTAGAAATACATCCTGAAATGGATGTCACTGAGTTGGCTGCTGGTAATAAACTTGTCAAGTACAGCGAGCAATTAGAGACTCATGAAGATAAGTTGCGCAGTATTAATCGTAGAGAAGAATTTGTTGCTGTATACAACCTTGATGTTGATGGCGACGACACCTTTGTGGTTAATAACTTTGTTGTTCATAATAAATAAGAAGAACCAAACAGGATTAAACTAGGAAACAATTATGACAGTCTCATCTTCCACATCAGCGGCATTGTTAAATGAGTATAAAAAGGCAGGTCTTGATTATACTGGCTTGGCCGAGTACTCTGACATTTCGGCATTTATTAATGGCACGAATGCTTACACTATTAAAGCCCACGTTGCTCAAAAAGTAACTTGTAGTGGTTTGAAGCCTTCCACTCGTGTTTGGCCACGGTTTGACGGAAGAGACGTTTCGCCATATTGTTCTCCTGCAGATCAGGCGCATTATGGATCGCCAATGATAACAAACGCCAGCGGTGTCTTGATATACTTTTTCAAAATTCCAAATGACAATACTATGCGGTTTAGAGGGTATAAGCACCTTCTAGAAGTCAGCGACGTTAAACCGCCTTATGGTGGCGGTATTAGTTCTGGTAAGACAGGTGCTTCAACTCGGTGCGGGCAGTATTACTACGCTCCATCAAATATTGGCACAATGCGGTACACTAATGCTCCTCCGCACCAAAGCAGTCAAATTTCTCTTACTGAAATTTCTGCCGACTCATCGATGACGAGTGTTACAAACAGTACTGTAACTGAAGAGATTCCAGATTTCTTGTCGCAAACCTTTGTATCAACCGTTGCTAATCCGCATTTAGAATATGTTGATCTGTACTTTGCTAAAAAGCCAGT